CTTCTTGTTTTTGTTTAGCCGTAAAGTATTTCTTTTTTCTACCCATTGGTTTGCTCTGCTTACTTATCCATAGTAGTAAAGGTTTGTGCTAACCAACTATTAACATTTGGTAGATTTTGAAATAATCTATCTTCCATAAACATAGATTCGAATTTAAATTTTACTAAGCGTCTGATAGGACCTCTGATAACATCGATTAATTTTGTCTTAGTTGAAGCACTTATGTTTACATCTTCTAACTGCATCAACTTGTAGTTACGTTCAAGTAACTCCTTATTCTGTAATATTTTCACAAAGAAGTTTCCATCATCATCTTTGTGTTTGTGTGCGTATTTATATATCTCTTGTAAACTATAACTATTATTCTCTTTACTCAAAGTTGGTATATTTTTTACCAATGTCTTAGTAGCTATTCCTTTTACACCATTTATATTATCAGATTTGTCTCCCTCAAATATCTTAGCCATAATAAAGTTCTCTGCAGTTATACAATACTCTTCTAAAACTGCTTCTTTATCATATAGTTTCTTTTTTGTAGGAGACCAAACCTTAATATCATCAGATACTAACTGTAAGAAATCCTTGTCGGTTGACATAATAATTTTCTCACCATCAGGTATTACACTCTTTGCGATGTAAGCTATAGCATCATCTGCTTCAATTCCATCTACGGATATATTGGTTAGTGGTAATAGTTCAAGATACTCTGCAACTCTTCTAAGTTGCAAATACATATTCCGTCTCTCATCTTCTACGTTTTCTAAACCTGCTACCCTATTAACTCTGTAAGATGTTCTACGTTTGTTTTTATAGTCTGAATATAATTTACGGCGGCGATTACTCCCACCCTTACCATCAAAAACTATGATGACACGGGTGGGATTAAACATATTAATGGCAAATCCTATGCTTTTAAGGAAACCAACAATGCCACCAACATGAATGCCGTTGTCGTTTAAAGTTGGCATTACGCTGAATACTCTGATAAAAGTATTCAAGCCGTCAACTATTAAGACTTTTTTATTTGTATCCTGAAAGTCAACGTTACCACCTTTTTTCTTTATCTCATTCAGTATGGAAAGATATCTGGCGTTTGACATTAGTCGCCAATTACCTCATCCGTCTCAACTACATCATCAATTCCCATATTTTTCATATCGTATTTTAATATAACTTTTTCACATATCTGTTCATAAACGAATGATTTGAAGTCGGGATCTGATAGTTTGTCTCCGAATTCTTTTGATTGAAACTTGTGTTCTGCTCCTAAGTGATCGGTTATAGTGTACCAAGCACCAGCTTGTTTTACTATATTATGATCTTTCATCACTTTTAACCAACTACCTACATCATCAATTCCACTCTCAAAGTATAGAGGGAACTCACAACTTCTCAAAGGTGGACCTAAACGATTCTTGATAACTTGTGCAAGTATCGTCATACCAATCGTATTCTTCTTAGCATCCTTGATTTGACCTTTATTCTTCACTCTGATTCTTGTAGATGCGTGGAATGGTAATGCTTTACCACCACTTGTAGTCCAAGGATCTCCAAACATAACACCAAGTTTTTGTCTTAACTGATTTGTAAACACAAGAGCTACTTTCTGTCTACCAATCATTTGTGTTATTTTTCTCATAGCTTTAGATATGATGATAGCTTTACTTGTAGCCCAACCATCCTTATCAAAGTCAGCTTCCATCTCTACATTTGTTGATGCAGCTGCAAGTGAATCTACAAGAATGGTTACTAACCTATCTTTATCTGATTCTCTTACTTTTGCAACAATCTCTTCTATTGCTTGGAATATATCTTCTACGGTTTCTAAATGCAAATACAACATACTATTGATATCAACACCAATAACCTTTAGAAAATCTTGACTTACTGCAGTTTCAGTATCAATGTAAACTGCTACACCACCTTTTTTCTGAGTCTCAGCTAAAAGATGTGCACCAACCAAAGATTTACCACTTGATTCTAATCCATTGATTTCTGTAATTCTACCTACAGCAATTCCACCATTAGGTTTATTAGCAATTGCTAAATCTAATAATGTAGAACCTGTTGAAATAAAGTCTTTTATATCTGTAGGTGTTGTGTCAGAACCATCAAGAAAGTAAGCGACTTTAGTATCTTTGAAAGTTTTATTTAAACTAGCGGCAAGTTGCCCTGCCAATTCGTCTCTTGTTGACATATAATGTCTCCTAAATTTGTATAACATAGGGGAGCAAAAGTCGAAACTCTCACTCCCCAACTTATTAGTCTTCTATTAGTTATTAAACAGATCGTCAAATGCTGCTGAAACATCCTCAGTTGATTTTACATCTTCTTTAACTTCGGATTTAGTTACAGGTTGCTCTTCTGATTCTTCTTCACCCTCTTCTGGGTTCAACCAAGCATTAAGAACTTCAGTAAGTTCTTCATAGGTTTGTTCCTGATATATCTCAGTAATATCCTTTTGGTTGTCGATTAGATTCTCAAGAAGAGTAGCATCTTCCGTAATCGGGGTTTGATTTGGTTTAACCCTGATGTTTGTTTTTGGAAACGAAGCTCCAACTTCTTCTGCTGTCTTGAACTCTACCGTAATATCACGACCATTCATTGAGTCGGTAATATCACCATAATCAGGATCAGCAATAATGGAAAGCAGTTCTTGATAAACTGTTTTACCAAAACCCCAAAACTTAACACCTTGATTCTCTTCACCACGAATTACTACAGGAGCAAACGTTCTCATTTTAGATTCGATCTTACGAGCTAATCGGTAGTCTTCCTTGTTACCCGAAGATTTGAGTTTTTGAGAAAACTCTTCGATTGGGTCAGGACGACCAAATGACATTGGTGAGAGATAAGATTTTCTACCTAAATCATAATGGAAAAATAACTCGATGAAAGGGTTGTCCTTATTGTGTTTATAAGGTACGATTCTTACTTGAGTTGTGCCGGGTGACGGCTTCCATAGATTTGAGGTACGATTGTTTGTGATTTGAAGTTGACCTAGACGCTTCTTCAGTGCGTTAATATCCATTAGATATCTCCTATTTGTTATTTATTAAGTTTAATTGTTTAATTGTTACTATTCTTTTTGTAACTGTTTTCATACATATATAAGTATGATATATATTCTCCAAAATACAATCTATTTTTGTTCAATATCAGATTTCCATGTTTTTGTATGTATTATTGAATATACCCTTGTTGGTATTTCATACAGCCCCTCTTCGTTTGTTAATAACATACGATTTCTGTAGTTCTCCCAGGGTATTGGGAATGAGTTATCCAATACACCATTGTTCAATGTCTTCACTAACTCATTAAGTGCATTAATTGTGTATAGAGAATTTGATTGTTTCTTTCTGTGTATAGAAATTGTATCTACTGAACTCTCAATATAATCATCAGTTGCTTCTACATTATATGTGCATATCAATTGATGATAATCGTTCTCGTTCTGAAATACATATATCTTGCTGAATACTATATCATTACAAGCTATAATTAAATCTATTGTTTCGTATAATCTATTCCTTTTGCAAAATGTTGCTAATAATTGTGTTTTCATTTCTTTTCCTTACAAGAATTACCTATACGACTTGCGTATGTATTACGTGGTTTAAATCTACCATTACCATGAAACGCAAATCCCATATTTGGTGCGGGTTTGACAGTTCCAAGACAATCTACGCCATCAGTTCTCGTTATATCAGCACCATCCCTTTTATTGTTTACTCTGTAGTTGCTGAATTTCTGAATATCCATATCAGCATTATTTATTTCTCCTATCATATAATGCGATCTTACAAATTGTTCTGCAGTTTTTTCAAAGTTTTTCCAATCTTCATCAGACCAATTTTCAGTACCTGCTTTATCTTCAGCACGATATTTTTTAGCCCACCCAGCTGCTGTATCACTTGCTTTTTTATTTACTTCATTAATCTTTTCTTCTGATATACCTATTTCTCGTGCGTGTTGTTCTGCTACATCATTTTTCTTTTTACCGTTTTCAATTTCGTCTTCTGTTATAGGGGGAGGGTCTTCTTTCGCTTTCTTTTTATATCCAAAGAAGTCTTC